CGTGGAACTTTCTCCGATGGCTTTCAAGGCTCATGTACAGGTACTAAACGATTTAGCGAAGGAGCGAAGCGATGCCAGTCAAACTTCAAGGCGCAACCGCACTCGTTAAAGCCCTTCGCATCGTTGAGCCTACCTTGGCTAAAGAGACAACCAAAGAGATAGCCTCATTCCTCAAGCCAGTTGTAAGAGATGCCAGAGGCTTCCTACCTAGCAACGAAGCTGCGCCTAGCGGCTGGGTCAAGCGCAGTAACGCACAAGGTCGCTGGGCTAATCGCCTATACGATCAGGCAGACGCTCGCAGAGGAATCACCTACAAGGCAACACCTAGCAAGCCTAATCGCAGGGGCTTTGTAGCCCTTGCCTCTATCTTAAATAAGTCCGCTGCTGGTGCTATTTATGAAACAGCAGGTCGCAAGTCTGGAGTTACTGGCAACTTCACTCCACGTCTCGGTGGACAGATTAAGGGTCAAGGACAGAAGATGTCTGGACGTGCAATCTTTAGAGCCTTCGAGGAAGATAAAGGGAAAGCCCAAGATGGAGTCGTTAAGGCTATCCAGAGTGCTGTAACCAAGTTCGATTCATTAAAGGATAAGGTCTGATGGCAGATTTAAGAATTGACGTTGCAGCGGAGTTTAAGGGCAAGAAAGCCTTTACAGAAGCGACCAAGGCAACTTCTGGGCTTGATAAAGCTGTTGGCAAACTAGGCAAGCAGATTGTTGGAGTCTTTGCGGTTAGCAAGGTAGTCGCGTTCGGCAAGGCATCAGTCAAAGCCTTTGCAGCCGATGAAGCGGCAGCAGTACGCCTAACTACTGCTCTAAAGAATCTAGGATTAGAACTAGCAGCTCCAGCCGTCACACAGTACATTGACAATCTTTCAAGAGCCACAGCAGTAGCAGACGATCAACTACGTCCAGCCTTCCAAGCTCTTATCAACACAACTGGCTCACTTACAGCCAGCCAGAGAATCTTATCTCAAGCGATAGATGTCTCTGCAGGTAGTGGCATCGCCCTTGAGACAGTAGCGCAGGACTTGGCTAACGCCTATGTAGGACAGACCAGAGGACTTCGCAAGTACAACCTTGGGCTCACCCAAGCGCAGCTTAAAACCGCCAGCTTTGAGGAACTCACAGCCAGACTGAATAAACAGTTCTCTGGTGCTAATGCAGCCTTCCTAGATACCTACGCAGGAAAGTTGCAAGCCCTAGGTGTAGCAGGTGGCGAAGCGCAAGAGAAGATTGGCGGGGCAATAATTGACCTGTCCATGGCTTTAAGCGGCGCAAGCGATATTGACCAACTCATCAGTAGAATTGAAACTTTGACAGACAAGATCGTGGGAATGTTCGATGCCTTCCAAGAGGGCGTTACAATCATTCGTGGCGTACTTAATGCTAAAACCTTTGGTGGCATGAGAGATGCCATTCAGAAGGCTCAAGTAGAAGAGTACAACCGCCGCCTTCGCCGCGACTACATGAAGCCTTGGTCTAACGTTGATATGCCTAGGTCTGCCGCACAGATAGCAGCAGAGAAGGCAGCAGAGCGCGCAGCTAAGAAGCGCGCAGCAGACCAACTTAAAGAGACTAAGAAACTAACAGCAGAGCAGAAGAAGCAAGCCGCACTTAAGAAGGCTGGCACTCTCTTTGATATGGATCAGATTCAGATTATTGCTGCCCTTAAGGGTCAAGTATCAGATGAAGAGCGCAAGCGTTTAGAGTTGCAGTTCGCGTTACTCACAGGCAACGAAGAAGAAGCCAAGAGACTCACCTACCAGATAGCCACAGCACAAGGCTTAGGCGAGAGACTGGCTGCTTACCTTGCAAGCCTTCCAGATGCTAAGAATCCTTTTGCTTCATGGGAAGCCTATCTCGACAGATTGGCAGAAAAGGCTCGTCAGGTTGCAAGCCTCACAGTTGCAGCACCTATGGGTACAGCAGCACAAGCGGCAGCATCAGCACCTACATCTGTGCCTTCTACCAACGTACCTACATATATCGGCACTCCCTTTGGTCAGGCTGGCTCATCAGTAGCAGCAGCCTTAGGCACACCATTCGGACAAGCTGGTGGCAACGGCTCTGGCTTTATCGGTACACCATTCGGTCAGGCAGGAAGCATCAAGGTTGAACTCGTAGGTAATGGCGATAGGTTGATTGACGCCATCGCATCAGGACTACAGCAGAAGTCTCTATCGACTGGAGACTCTTCTTACATCAACCGCAGAACTGGTGGCTTTGCGGGATGAGTTTACCTGCACAGATAGCAGTTACCTTTGACTTTAGCTCTGGTGCTACCTTTGGTACTGGCTTCGTCATCGGATCACCAGATAACGGCGTTATCGGTGTTAATTCATTCGGCTCATCTGATGTAATCATTCCTACAGTTGATTTAACTCCCAACGTCTATAGCATCTCTATCAGGCGTGGTCGTAACATCTTGAAGGACACCTACGAGGCTGGCACAGCCATTGTGCGAGTGCTAGACCCTCTCGGCTATTTCAACCCACAGAACCCATCCTCGCCTTACTTTGGGTATCTTGTGCCTCTACGCAAGGTGCGCATTTCTGCTACTACAGCGACAGCAGACCACTTCTTATTTTCTGGCTATGTCAATGACTACCGCTACACCTTCCCTGTAGGGCAGGAGACTGCTTACGTGGACATCCTTTGCACCGATGGCTTCCGTCTCTTGCAGATGTCTAATATCGCCACAGTAGCCGATACTCCCGCAGGTCAGACCACAGGCACACGCATTAACAAGATTCTGGATGATGTCCAGTTCCCTAATTCCATGCGACAGATAGCAACAGGAGATGCCACCTGTATTGCGGACACAGGCACAGTCCGCACAACTTTGGATGCGATTAAGAACGCAGAGTTCTCTGAAGGTCTCGGAGCGTTCTACATGAGCCCTGATGGATCAGCAGTCTATAAGTCACGCAGCGAAGTTACAGCCAGCCTTGGCGATGCCGCTACAGCCTTTAACCAGACCACAGGTATTCCCTACAGAAACGTCAAGTATGCCTTTGATGACAAGCTCATTATCAACGATGTCCGATTTACCCGCACAGGCGGCACAGTACAGAACGTGTTTAGCCAGTCCTCGATTGACAAGTACTTCCCACATGGCTTGAACCAAGAGAACCTTATTGCCGAGACAGATGCACAGGTTTTAGGCGCAGCCCAGAATTATGTCAATACCCGCAAGGAGACCACAATCCGTATTGACGAGATGCTGGTGGACTTACTAGATCCATCAGTACCAACGGATACCATGATTGGGCTTGATTACTTTGACAACCTAGACATCACAAACGTCACAGAGTCAGGCTCTACCATTAACAAGACATTACAGGCGCAGGGCTTCGCTTGGGATATAACAGCTAATAAAATGCAAGTAGCAATAACCACGCTTGAGCCAATTTTAGATGGTTTCATAGTTGGAAGCAGTACATACGGTATAATCGGCACATCTACATTGAGTTATTAGGAGATAGATAATGGCAGCAGGACTAGGCTACATCGAGTTTACGACAGGAGATGTCTTAACGGCTGCTTCCGCTAACGGCTATTTAGCCTCTCAAGTTGTGATGGTATTCGCAAGTGCGGCAGCTCGTACTTCTGCTATTGCTAGCCCACAAGAAGGCATGATCTCCTACCTCAAGGACACAAACGCTACAGAGTATTATTCAGGATCAGCATGGGTCGCAGTTGGTGGTGGACTCACTTCACCTTTGACCACCAAGGGCGATGTCTGGGGTTACTCAACAACCAACGCTCGCGTTCCAGTTGGTACTAATGGACAAATCCTCACAGCAGATTCAGCAGAAGCAACTGGCGTAAAGTGGGCTACCCCTGCGGGTGGCGGCGGCATGACTCAAATCGCAACAGGTACTCTTTCAGGTACTGGCGTTACGATGTCATCCATCGCTGGCACATACAAAGAACTTCAATTGGTTTTGGACAATGTGCAAGTCAACGCAATTGTTGGATTACAGTTAACAGTTAACGGCAATACTAGCTCAATCTATGACGGATTAACCCGTGATGGTCGTGCTGGAACAGTTCGTGATGTCGCTTTCACAGGAGAAGCAAACATTGAATGGACATATTTCAGACCAGTTACAGGCAATAACGGTAACGTATGGACTATCGTTTTCCCTAATTATGCTTCAAGTACCGCTTTTAAGACGATTCAGATTATGGGCGAAGGTAACTGCGCAGATGGTTCTGGAACTGGTGCGGGAGCGCCAGCGTTATCAGATAGCACCTACGCTGTAAGAACTCTTACTGCAATTTCAAGCATCAGCTTAAATCGCACATCAAGCACCTATGCGGGTGGAACTTACACACTATATGGAGTGAACTAATGACTACTAAAATTATCCATAATGTCGAAACTGGCGAAATCCTAGAGGTTGAATTGACTGGCGCTGAATTAGCAGAATTGGCTAAAAGCGAGGCAGCAGATAAAGCCAAGATGGAAGCTCGTAGAGCAGAGTTAGCATCTAAAGAAGCAGTCATTGAGAAACTCGGACTTACCTCGGATGAAGTAGCTGCATTACTGGCATGAACCCATGGCTATGCAAGGCAGGGCAGCAACTAAGGGAGCAGCTCGATGATTCGTACCCAGATCGAGATAGAACCTCGGATGGGTGGATTGGTGATGCTCGACATTCACATCTTAAGTCTGATCATAACCCAGATAAAGGTGCTAAATCAGTTGTTCGAGCCATTGACCTTGACCGCGATCTCTGTGGAAAGTCTAAGCCCGACCTCATGCCATACCTTGCTGACCAGATTCGATTCTGTGCGAAATCTGGAGATTTACGAATTAAATACATTATATTCGATGGACGAATTGCATCATCCAAGAGGCGCTGGGCTTGGCGAAAATATACTGGAAGCAATAGCCACAAGTCTCATCTTCATATCAGCT